GGGCGATATTCATGGATGCAAGCGATATGCTGATGCTTGCCGACATTGCCGAACTGGACAAGTTATTTGACCCCACTAAGGCGGTACAAGTAGTTAAGCACAATTACTTTACCAAGCACAAAAGGAAATACATCGGCACAGCGATGGAGACCAAGAACGAGAACTATCCGAGAAAGAATTGGTCGAGCCTGATACTGTGGAACTGTGAGCATCCTGACAACAAGGTGTTAGACCCTGACTTTGTGGATGACCACACAGGCTCAGAATTGCACAGATTCGAGTGGCTTAAAGACGATCAGATCGGTGAGATACCAGAGGAATGGAATGTTTTAGTGGGTGAGGACGATCAAGAAGCAAAGATCGCGCATTACACTTTAGGCATCCCAGAATTTGAGCATTACAAGAACTGCGCGTATTCTCAGGAATGGCACAAAACCAAGTCAAGGATGCTTAACGGGCTGATCAACATGAAGGAAAACGCTTATGCCTGATTACTCGCTAATGGCAGAAGCCTTGTCTAGACAGGGTTTAGCACCTTATGGAGCGCGGTTTGCCGAGGACTTGGGTGCGCCTACCGCAAAGGGTAAGGGCTACTTTGGGGAAATCCCTGATGCCCAAGGCAGACCCATGACCGAACTATCAAGTGCCTATGAACAAGATGGCAAGTTAGTCCCGCATCCCTTAGTAGTGCCTACTTTGACAAAAGAAGAGATTAATCTTTTGAAGATGGGCATACCTAATGAGCAGATATACCAAAAAGCCGAGGATTGGGCTAAAAGCCGACTAGGACAAGGGCAAAGCCCATTTGCAACCCCGCAAGATGTGCGGTTTCCAGTACCACAGTAACACTAAATAGTTATGACAGAAACTAAAGTAGTTAAAAGTAGGAAAAAGGCAGGAGGGCGCACATCAGGAACGCCCAACAAGACCACACAACAGGCAAGGGAGGCGATTGCTTTGTTTGTTGATGGTAATGCACACAGATTAGCAGAGTGGCTAGATGAGGTCGCTAATGGCATCCCAGAGGCAGATATAAAACCCAACCCTGCAAAGGCATTTGAGTTATTCCAAAGCGTAGTGGAATACCATGTGCCTAAACTTGCAAGGACAGAGATAACGGGCGCGGATGAAGGCCCAATCGAAATGGTGGTCAAGTGGGAAGGCGTGAAGTAATCATCCCCTACTCTCCGAGAGAGGCGTTCATGCCCTTTCACCAAAGGACGGAGAGATGGTCTTGTTTGGTGGCTCACCGAAGGGCGGGTAAGACAGTCGCAGCTATCAACGACCTGATACGCAGAGCATTGACCGAGGGTGGGGTGAGAGCACAGTACGCCTACATAGCCCCGTTCAGAAGTCAAGCCAAGTCTGTGGCGTGGGATTACCTAAAGTTCTATGCCCAACCCGTAAGCAAAAGCACCAACGAAAGCGATCTGACAGTCGAACTGGTCAACGGGGCAAAGATCAGACTATTTGGCTCAGACAACGCAGATGCCATGCGTGGACTAGGATTTAACGGGGTATACCTAGATGAGTATGGGGACTTCAAACCTAGCGTGTGGGGTAATGTGATACGCCCAACCTTGTCTGACAGGCTCGGATGGGCTGTGTTTGGAGGAACGCCAAAGGGAAAGAATCAGTTTCACGACATATACAGGGTTAGCCAGGCAACCCCAGATTGGTTCTTGCTACGCCTACCAGCCACAGTCTCAAAGATATTGGCAGACTCAGAACTCAAAGCCGCTAGAGAGCAATTAAGCCAAGACCAGTACGACCAAGAGTATGAGTGCTCATTCGAGGCAGCTATCCTCGGGGCGTTCTACGGACAAGAGATGCGCCAAGTAGATACCGAGGGCAGAGTAAGAGACCTCAAGTTTGACCCTGATGCCCCAGTATTTACAGCGTGGGACTTAGGCTATCGAGATGACACAGCGATCTGGTGGTATCAGGTAGTCAGGGGTGAGATTCATGTAATGGACTACTACGCAGTCTCAGGCGCATCCATCGAGGAAATAGCCAATGTTGTGAACAGCAAGGGCTATCGGTACACCAAGCACTTTCTACCCCATGACGCTAGAGCCAAGACCCTTGCATCGGGTGGAAAGTCAATCCTTGAACAACTTGCTAGTCACCTTGGAGGGATTGGCAAACTAGCCATAGTGCCAGAGATCGGGGTACAGGACGGGATACAGGCGGTCAGGATGATTCTGCCCAAGTGCTACTTTGACCCGATCTGTGATGAGGGACTAGAGGCACTCAGACAGTACCAAAGAGAATATGATGAGGACAAGAAAACTTTTCGTCAAACTCCAAGGCATGATTGGTGTTCACACCCCGCAGATGCGTTTAGAATGCTTGCAGTCGCATATCGTCAAGACAAGTCAAACGAACCCCAACCCAAAGGGAAGACTTTACAGACGATTACGCTAGACGAATTGTGGGATTTTGAAACTACACATAAAGAGGAACGCATATGAGCGCACCAGTAGCAGAAGTAGGTGGATACAAGAACATCACGGAAACAGGGGCGGTCTCGACAGGGGCTTGTCAACTGATCGGGTTCTATGTAAACAGCACAAACGCAGGCACATTGGTCTTGAGAGACGGAGGCTCTGGCGGTACTGTTATGTCAGGCACGATCACACCAGTAATCGGGTTTCATAGATTCCCCGCTAATGTTGGAACAAGCCTCTATGCGACTATCGCTGGAACTGCATTGAATGTGACATTCTTCTTCGCGGCTTAATATGTACGAGAACGCCTACGATGATGGGGCTTATGAGGAAGATCAAGGCCCGTTCTGGCACGACCAACTAGACAAAGCCACCAAGGTCTTTGACAAGTGGGAAAAGCGCGGTAAGAAGGTAGTAAGACGCTACCGAGACGAACGCGATGCCATTGAGATGCCAAGGATGAAGTTCAACATCCTGTGGTCAAACATCTCTGTGCTGTTCCCTGCACTCTACGGACGCATGGCAAAGCCAGAGGTAAGCCGTAGATATAGCGATCAAGACCCAGTAGGTCGATTAGCCTCTACGATGCTAGAGCGCGTAATCGAGTATGAGGTAACCCAGTTTGGTGACTTTGACTCTGCTATGCAAGGCGTGGTGCAAGACCGCCTATTGCCTGGTCGCGGTACAGCGTGGGTGCGTTACGAGCCAATCATTGTTAACGAGCAGCCCGAACTAACGGGAATGCCAGAACTTAACCCAGACGAAGGCGTAGAGATCACCAACACAGAGGAAATTGAGCGCGTTGACTCAGCGCACAGCCCTGTGGATTATGTCTATTGGACAGACTTTCTCCATTCACCAGCCCGAACATGGGATGAGGTGTGGTGGGTAAGCCGTTGGGTCTACATGACACCCGAAGAGGGCATCGAGCGTTTTGGTGATGTGTTTAAGAATGTCCCATTACAAGACCAGAATGACGATGTAGACTCCAAGAATCCAATGACCGCCAAAGCCACTTACGGCAAAAAGGCTAAAGTCGCTGAGATATGGAACAAACGCACAAAGAAGGTTTGTTGGGTTGCCAAGGGTTACCCCCAAGCACTTGACGAGCGCGATGACCCTCTCGAATTAGAGGAGTTCTTCCCTTGTCCCAAGCCTTTATTGGCCACAACAACCAATGGGTCAATGATTCCAGTACCAGACTACTGCGAATATGAAGATCAAGCCCAAGAACTAGACAACCTTACACAGCGCATTTACCTATTGGTGAAGGCTTGCAAGGCGGTCGGTGTGTTTAACGCTGAGTTCAAGGAACTTGGGCGGTTATTTACAGAGGGCGTGGACAACAAACTGTTCCCCGTGACCGCGTGGGCAGCCATGAGCGAAAAGGGTGGGCTAAAAGGCGCGATAGACATGATGGACACAAGTGCCATCATCAAGACCTTACAGCAGCTTTATCAATCCCGTGAGGTTGTCAAGCAATCCATCTACGAAATCTCGGGAATATCAGACATTCTCAGGGGTTCTACTAACGCAAACGAAACCCTTGGTGCTCAACAACTAAAAGCCAACTTTGGTAGCCTAAGACTGAGGGCTACTCAGGGCGATGTGGCTAGATTTGCTACTGATCTGTTCCGCATCAAGGCGCAGATCGTCTGTAAGTTCTACCCACCAGAGTTAATTGTTGAGATGTCTGGGGTGATGAACACGCCAGAGGGTCAGAATCCGCAATTGTTGCAAGCTGCGGTGCAGATGCTCTCAAACAGCACGATTCGTGATTTCCACATTCAAGTCGAGGCAGACACATTAGCCCAGATTGACGAACAAGCCGAGAAACAGAGCGCGGTTGAGGCTATTGAGGCTATTACAGGGTTCTTGCAAAACGGCTTACCTATGGTGCAACAAGCCCCAGAGATGTTGCCTTTATTTGGTGAGATGCTTTTGTTTACAGTACGCAGATTTAGGGCTGGTCGCAGTCTTGAATCGTCTATTGAGCAAGCCATGCAAGCCTTACAACAAAAAGCACAGATGGCGCAACAGCAACCGCCTCAACAAGACCCCGAGATGCTCAAGTTACAGTCTGAACAACAAGCCGAGCAGATGCGTATGCAAGCCCAAGCCCAGACCGAGCAGATGAAGATGCAGGCACAGGCTCAACTTGAACAAGCGAAAGCCCAACTTGATATGCAAATGCAAGAGGCAAAAGCCCAAGCAGATATGCAGTTAGAGCAAATGAAAGAACAGTTTGCCCTACAACTTGCCAACAACGAGTTACAAGTCAAGGCTCGGGAAATGCAAGGCAAAGAGGAATATGAGCGTTGGAAAGCCGAACTCGATGCTGCGACCAAGATTATGGTGGCAAGAATCGGAAGTAACCCTGGCGTTGACCTCCCCGTCATTGAGGCTGCCTCTGCTCAGATCACCAACGAATTGGGTGGGACTATCGTTCAAGCGATGGACAAGATGGCACTCATGCACGACCAAATGGCTAACCTACACGGACAGACCATGCAAAACATTGGCGAGGCGATGCAGAAACTCAACGCGCCCAAGAAGGTTGTGAGGGGTGCTGATGGTCTAGTCATTGGAGTAGAAATAGCATGAGCCTAGCCCTTGCTGATCGGGTAAGACAAACCTCTACCTCAACAGGAACGGGAACAATCACTCTAGACGGGTCGGTAGAGGGTTATCAGTCATTTGAGGTCATTGGTAACAACAACACGACCTATTACACGATTGCAGGCGGTGCTCAATGGGAGGTGGGGATTGGGACTTATTACGGGGGAACTCTAGCGAGAACTACTGTAATTTCCTCCTCCACAGGCTCAAAACTTGATCTTGCGACAGGAACTAAGGATGTATTTGTAACCTTGCCTGCAAGCGTGGCGGTAACAAGTGGCACAGATGTAACCTTAACCAAACTTACTACACCAACAGTCCAAGCGACTAACTCGGGCGGTTTATCCCTTAAAAACTCCGCAGGCACAACCCAGATCAGCATGGGTGGTGGCGGTGGTGACAACATCTCCCTAAATGTATCGACCAACCTAAACGGCTCTAATGCTCAGATCGACATTAGCCCTACGGGTACGGGTCATGTCCACATAAAGCCTAGTGGTACGGGTTCAATCGAGGTTGCCCCTACAAATGTAGGAACAATGGACAACATGACCATTGGTGCTACAACGGCTAGAAACGGCACTTTTTTAAACATGAGCGCAACGACAGGAACAGTATCAACAGCCCCTAGCGGTGGGACTGATATTGTTAACAAGACCTACGCAGACGGACTAGCAGCTAAGTGGGGTGAGTGATGTTTGGCATAGCATCTTTTGCTGAACTGCCTTTTGCTGGTCTAACAGGCGAAGCCCCACCACCACCGCCACCAAGCAACATTCTCCTTGGTGGACACTTTGGCTTTGACGAGAAAAAGCGCGATGCTGAATGGGCAAAAGACCGCAAACTAGAGGCTCAGAGGAAGCAGAAACTTAAAGAGGCTTTGTTTGGTTTACCGCCAGAGGTGAGGGAAGAGATTACATCTGCGCCCGAGCAAACAATAGATATTGCAGTCAGAAAACAAATTGATTATGATTCTTTGATGCAAAAAGTTAAAACCTTAGAAAATAAGGTTAGACTTAAGCGAGATGAAGAAGAAATTGCAATGATATTGGAGATGATGTGAGACAAACTTGGGTATTTCCATCTGACGGGTCAGAGCCTTACGAAAAGCACCTCGGCCCACCTAATGAGCGATATTCTGTAATGGGCGATATAGCCCCTTTCATGTCACCTGACGGGGTGATGATTGAGGGACGCGCCCAATGGCGAGAGCACCTAAAGCGCACAGACTCCATCGAGATGGGGCATTCTGATGTCAAGTATGCTCAACA